TTATGATGTAATTATAGCACATCATGATTTTTTGGTCAAGTCCGCGCACAAGAGCACAAAAGTCATGTCTGATTCCTTGCGGAACATGATGTAGTAGGGTGTCTCTACGTTACGGCCTCGAGTTCCAAAATATCCAACCCAATCAGAATGCCGGGTGGACCAGCTGGTGCCCAAGCGGTCTTGACAGATTCGTTCAATCTGAGAGATTTTGTCTTTATAATCCCACCAGCCCGCAAACCGTAGGCCAGATTCATACCCAGCTTCTTTGTGCGGTCGGTATCTGCGGTCTAACTTGATGACTTTCATTCCAGCATTATAACTGAAGCAGACTTTCTGGTCAACCTGGGCATAAATAAAGCACTATGCCAAGATTGTCACTTTATAGGCCTAATCGCACCGCGGATTATCGTTTTTTCGACCGCACCATCTCCGAAATGTATCAGGTGGGCGGGGTAGACATGTATCTGCACAAATACTTGGGCCCGCTCACCAACGATAACACTGGTAACAACGACGCTACCCTGCCCAAATACGACTCAACCAATCCGCTGTTTATCGAAGATCTGCTGCTGTTAGAAAATCGTGATCGAGCCTATGACAATGATATCTATGTCATGCGCGGTGTTTATCGCCAACAAGACATTGACTTTGATCTTACCCAGTTTGGCCTGTTCCTGAACAACGATACTTTGTTTATCACATTCCACTATAACGACATGATTGACACCATGGGTCGCAAACTCATGAGCGGAGATGTGCTGGAACTGCCCAATCTCCGAGACTACAATCCACTAGATAGTGCCATTCCTAGAGCATTGCCAAAATGGTATGTGATACAGGATGCTGCTTTTGCCAGTGAAGGTTTCAGCCAAACATGGTTGCCTCACTTGTGGCGCGTGAAAGCCACACCCATGGTCAACTCACAAGAATTCAATCAGATTACCAAACAGCCCTTTGAACCTCTCAACATCTGGGATCCGGGCAATTTCTATCCAGGCGGTGTCACAGTGCTTTACGGCGACACGTATTACAAATCAAAAGGCCCTGTGCCTCCAGGAACAGATATCAACAACACACAGTATTGGGAACTGATAACCGATCCTACCACCATAGAAAATCAACAAAGCACACGACCAAGAAACTTGGAGATCAACGATGCCATCCTTGCTCAAGCCGAAGCAGAAGTGCCCACATCGGGATTTGATGTTGTGAAGTTCTATGTCCTTGCTACCAATCCCGACGGATCACCTGCCAATCCTGAATCTGCCACATACACCGCAGACTACACCATTACTGATGCTAGCCGCACAGTGGCCAATCAGGGCATCACACCCCAGGGCGACGGGTATACAGCAGGATACTTGACCGGAGATGGCAAAGCACCTAATGGGTTACCGGTCACTGCCGGAGTTAATTTTCCACCCAGCCCTATTGCTGGACAGTTTGCGCTGCGATTGGATTACTTTCCCAATCGCTTGTTCCGCTTTAATGGCACCGCCTGGGTCAAGATTGAAAGCAATGTAAGAACCAATCTCACTCCAGGATCCACCAACAATACTTTACGCAGCAGCTTTGTTAACAATACATACACTGTGAACACAACGGATCTCGGCAATATACCTAGTCGTCAGAGTTTGAGTGAAGCTCTGGAACCCAACATGGCCAATGGCGACCAGGGCGGCAATTTGCCACCTAATCCATATCCGCCTACACAACCTTATCAGAAGAGCAGCTAATTATGCAATTATTCTTTTACGACGAACAAATCCGTCGCTATTTGCTGCAATTCACACGCATGTTCAGCTTGTTTGAAGTTGAATACGGACGCAACGAACAAGGCACCACCGATCTGATCCGTGTGCCCATACGCTATGGCGATGCCAGCAGACAAGCACAGACCATACTGAACCAGAACTCGGCCAATAGTCTAAATGCTACTCCGTTAATGACGTTCCATATCACAGGTATGACCTATGATAGAGACAGGATGCAAGACCCATATCATGTAAGCAAGACGTTTGTGCGCCAACGCACTTGGGATCCCGCTACAGAAAGCTATGAAACTTCGCAAGGCAATGCATTCCAGATCGAAAGACTCATGCCGGTTCCATACAAACTCACTGTGGAATTGGATGTATGGACATCAAATACCAATCAAAAAATGCAGTTGTTCGAGCAGATTGCTACATTGTTTAATCCTTCATTGGAAATACAATCCACAGACAACTATATTGATTGGACCAGTCTCAGTGTATGCAGTCTTGATGATGTGCGATGGTCAAGTAAAACTATTCCTGTAGGAACCAATGTGAACGAACCCTTGGACATCATGACCATGACATTCAGCATGCCTATCTGGATCTCATCTCCGGCCAAGGTCAAGAAGCTGGGTGTGGTAGAACGTGTGATTGCCAATATTTTTGATGCACAGGGAGATGCTGTGAATGCCATCACAGACAATGATTTGTTGTTAGGAACCAGGATCAAGGTCACGCCGTGGGGTTATCAAGTGGCGCTGTTGGACGGACAATTACAAGTGCTACAACCATCACAGCCAGACAACCCCACTCGGTTAAATCTGGACCCATTTAATTTTCCCATAGCAGAACAGCCGCAGATCACTTGGCCCTCGGTGATTGGCGCTTACGGTGTTTTACGTCCAGGTATCAGTTACATCTCATTGGAGAATCCTTGGATCCCAGATAGTCCTGTCATTGGCACCATTGCTGTGAATCCTGCTGATGATCGATTGTTGATTTTCAACATCAATATTGATACCGCACCACAAAATACTTTAGATCCTATTGAGTCGATAGTGAACCCACTGCTGACGGGACCCGGGCAAGGCCTTCCTGCTAGTGCGATTGGGCAGAGATATTTATTGACAGAGAGTACCGGTGATAGTGCTAATCCTACCAACCCAACAGCATGGCTAGGAACTTACGGCCAACCACTTATTGCCAGCGTGAATGATATCATTGAATATGATGGAACTCGTTGGGCGGTAGCATTCAACAGTCGTGGCAGTCAGGACGCACAATACGTGTTCAATATCAATACAGGAATACAATACTATTGGGATGGCTCTAAATGGGCAAAAAGTATCGATGGTTTTTATGCCGGAGGCGAATGGAATCTTATATTATAAGAGCAGTGGGTGTGTGGTTCTATTGCGTGAGAACCCGCTGCTATCTATATCTGTTACGAAACGATAGCAAATATCCCGACACCTGGGGGCTAGCCGGTGGCAAAGTAGAAGCCGACGAAACACTGATCACAGCCGTGGAACGAGAATGCGCCGAAGAACTGGGCAGCATGCCCGAATATCAGCAACTGATTCCCATTGAACAATTCACATCACCAGACGGAGTGTTTGAATATCACACCTTCTGGTGCCGAGTGGATCATGAGTTTATTCCCGAACTCAATCACGAACACGTGGGCTATGCGTGGATACACAGTGGCAGATTGCCAAGGCCGTTGCATCCTGGCCTGCGGAACACTGTGAACCTAGATGCCATCCAGAAAAAGATAGCAAGTCTAGAAATCACCTGCGTTTAATCAAAGAAGAACATCTGCCATAGTCGGCAGTTTTCGTCGTTGTATCCAAAGTAGTCTGTAGCTGAATGCAAATATCCGGCATTAAAGATCACCAGGCGATTGTATACATTGCCAAAAGTATCCACTGGCTCAAATATAGTTCTGTCTAGATTTTGACTGCCTGGTCTGAAGCATTTGGCAATGTCCGGGTGGCTGAGATGTCGTACATCTGTACCTTTTAGTGCATGGGTAGATGTACCAGATTGGTACGGTGCATTGGGTGTGAGGTAAAGCATGCCTGCCCATCTTTGTGGATCACAATGATAAACCAATGGCTCGCCTTCTTTACATACCTGGAATCGGCCATTCATTCCGTGTTCTTCCCACTTTTCGATCCGGCGGTTCATGATGTATTCAAATTCTTCTTTCAATCCCGGAAACAAGAACTGCTGTTTGGTGCGGTTACCTATGTAATACTTTCCAATACCACCTTGGTCGTATTCTTGTGCTAGAGCAAACTTACGGATAGCATCAGGATCTTGATAGAAGTTGTCCACGATCCACACGCCCGGTCTAGGTTGAGAACTAAACAGATCAGATTTGTTGCGTGATATATGCACAGCCGGCGCACGGCGTTTTTCTTCCAATGGTTGTTTTGGCAATCCGCAGATCTTCAAGTTGTTGTTCACAGCATCTACATACATCTGATGCATGGTATAGTTGTCTTTGAGATTGACCATGATCTGACGACTTTGTTCAGTAAGGCCCACATGCCAGCTGGCCACACCTTTTTGGAACAGCAAACTATAATAGCCCGGATATTGATCAGTGACCACAGGAGCAATATCAAAGTCAGCATAGGTCAATCCCAGCACTGCCGTGGTATAACTTTCCTGCCATTCTTTTCGTTTCTCATACAATCTACTCAACAAGAAATATGCTTCTGGACGATTTGAAAGCAATGCAATGGCTTTGAGTAACAGCCCTTTTTCAGTGTCGTCTCGTGTTTTTTGTTTTTCCAAACAGATACAGCATCGCATGAGTGCTTCATACTGTTGCTGGTCAGTGGTGCTGCGTTCTGCGGTGCGTAGATAGAAACTCACGGCTGCACCGGTCTGCCCTAGATTTTCGTATTCCTGCCCCAGCAAGAAGTTGATTGTGGGATCTTCGGAGTTTTCAATATACTGATGTAGGTATTTCATTTTATAAAGTTTATCACTCGTGGATCTGTAGCATTCTCACAAGAGTTGCACAGCGTAAAGCAGGTCTGGTCTTGAGGAATCACATCTTCATATGACTGCTCATGCAAGTTGCCAATGATGTGATCCAGGCCATAGTCCATGCAGCACAGGCTTACATCACCGTTGGGCAGCAACACATTGTGATACAGGCCTTCTACACAGCCACATGTCTTGGGCCCTTCATGGGTGATGGCATTCCACCGATCTCTCAATGTGATCAACTGTGGTTTGGCCACTGCTTCACGGAACAAGTTGCCGGCTCTGCTCCACATGGCATAACTGGGTGCCGAATCAAATATGTGCCGGATGCTAGGATGCAGTTCTGCGCCCATGCTCATCTTGGAGAAGTTCTTGATCCTGTGGTGATTGTCTCGGAACCATTCCAAGGTCTTGATGTAACCTGGAGTGATTGGGTGGCGTGCTAACATCTCTGCGTCGGGCAAGTGCAGCACAAATCCACCATTGGGATTGCCGGCAAATGGTATGTGTGCTATGGCTTCCATATCTTCCACACTTACACCCACACCTGTGGTAAACACACTCACAGGATGACCTTGATCGTGTGCGTATACAACCATTTCTGTGCAGTATTTGTTCATCCAAGGTTCTGTGAATCCAGCAAAAGTGACTCGCACATCTACAGGCACTTTGTTGATCATGCTCTTGTAATCTTCCAGACTCATGATCCTGTTGCCTTTGTATACTTCTTCCAGTGTGCGTTGCGGACAGAACACACAATCAACCACACAACCTTTTTCAGGAATGATCGTGGTGATTTCCAGTGTGGGTGCAGGATAGTGCTGCCATTTTTTCTTGTTGCGTGGCGAAACTGTGTTGTCAATGTACAGCATACAAGCGGCGTAATGGTCCGCAAACCAATCTTCAAACAAGGACCACTTGATATCCACATAGTCAATGCTGAGTATGTGGAAGTTGGTAAACTCTCGCAAGTAAGTGTCTCTGAATTGACGGAACTTGGCTTTTTGTTCAGGAGTGTTTAAGTGGATCTCCATGGCTATCTTACGCACATTGTTCATGATCCATTCATGATTTTCATCTGTGAAGAGGTCGTATTCTCCGCCTTCGCAATCCATCTTGAGGAAGTCTATGTGTGTGAGATTCTGTTGTTTGATCAAGGTGCTGAACTTGACGGTTTCTAAAACAATACCATCTGTTCCGTCACTGTGTGCTTGTTTGGTTTCATCGTAAAGCCCTGATAGATAGTTCATGCCATCTGAATGACCCAATGCCTGGTTTAAGGTTGTAACATCCAGGCCAGTGCGGCTGACATTTTTCACCAGAGTAGGGTATAGATCTTGATGTGGCTCAAGGCAGATCACTCTGCTGGGTTGTTGCGGCACAATGCTCCACACAAAAGGACCGGCACTGGCACCAATATCCACTACCACATCTCCGGAGTTTATTCTAAAAAATCTTTGGTATGTGTCATCCGCAAAGATCTCTTTTTTCACTGTGTTATGGAACCAGGCGTTGTTGGCTGCCACGCCCCAGTCAAACTCGTGCTTGACACCATCCGGTGTGGTCATGGTAGGAACTTGAGGAACACGATTGGCTTGGGCCAAGAACTGGTCCACACATGCTCGTGGCATCTTTAAAATAAATGCAGCATTGTCTTGGAATCCAAAGGTCAGTAGCAGTTCGTTGTTGTACCAAGCAGCGCCAGTACAGAATTCAATGTCTGCTTTCATGAGACTGAACGCATCTGTGTAGGCCAGCATGCGCCAGTCACGATCCCACATGAGGAATCGGTGTTTGTATGTGGCATCTTTTTCGCCGGCTTCACTCTTGAACAAGTTTACTTCATGCACCAAGGCTATGTAGTTGTTGCCGTATGGAATCACTTGACTGCCGCCACGGAAGTCTGGAACTCCGGGTATGAACTGATCAGGATCGTGATGTACAGTTGTGGTGATGCCGGTTTCCAGATCGTATCGCACAACTTCAGTAGGATTGGACCATTTTACATAAGTGTAAGGCTGATCCAGCACCGGCATCCAGTTTTTTTCGCAGTAGGTATTGTTGGCACCCGGAGCAGGTATGCGGCGACGCAGAATCTCCCGCACACCGGTGTCTGTCACCTCAAGTTCACTCAGTTCCATGCGACCTTGACCGTTTGTGGTGGTATCTCTACGCACACCGGTGATCCAAAGTCGATCGTTCCAGCGTTGTATACGAGCATCTTCCAAGCCCACGAATGTCCAGACAGGTTTTACATCATGAGCAGATGTGTCTATAGCCTGTGTGGTGGCTATGGTCATATCCGGATTCATTGTGAGCAAGTAGTTCCAAGTGCGTAGATGGTGATCGTTTTCCGGATGTAGATATTGTAGAGGACCGTATCTGTGTTCAAACTTTTTGTTTTCGCTGTGCCAAAGTGTATAGTTCACATGGCGTAGATTTACCAAGATCCGATCGTCATCTATAAAGATGCTGGGATTCATCAAGCCAGTTCCGTTGGTGAGTTCGGCTGGAATGATAAGAGGATGGATAGTTCCACCCGCGGCAATCACGGGTTTGGTCAGGCCATTTTGGTAGATCTGTTGGCTCAATGTCATACTAACATTTATGCCAACAAGTGGCAGCGCAGATTATTACAATCTGCCTACCACCACTTCAATCACGCCAACTTCATCGCCTGTGTGACCTTGAACAGCTTTGCCGATTATCACACCAGGTTGATAGCGTGTGGTATCCAAGGCTTCTGCTACGCCTGCTCGATTACTGGTCACAACTCGATCACCTGCGGAGATGTTGCCGATAACGCTGACCGGAACACGACCGACCAAGGCCACTTCCACAGTGTGTTCACCTTGCAGTCCAGCATTCATGATGTGTGCTGGATTGGTAGATACCACACCGGCTACTCTGTGATCGTGTGTGAATGTGCTCACAGTGACTTCTTGATTGCCACCAAACACCAACACAGTGCCTGGCTCGTATTCAGCATCTGTGGTATACATCTCAGCCAAGTCAGCGTATAGTGCTGTGGTTGCTTGAGCAAACAGTCTGTTAAAGAACGCACCCGACGCACCAATGTTACCCACAGCATTACCAGCAGCGTTAGTGATAGCAGTAGTTGCGTTGTTGATAGTCAAGCCAGTCAGTGTTCCTAAACTGGTGATGTTACCTTGTGCTGCTGTGGTCACTGTGCCTGCTACCACTGCTGTGGTGGCATTTGGCACTGTTCCTGTCACATTGGCACCCGGGATACTTGAAAGACTTGATCCAGATCCACTAAAGGTTCCTGCGGTCACTGTGCCTGCTGCGCTGATGGTGTTGGTAGAAATCAACACACCTGACGCAACCAAGTTAGCACCAGTGATGTTACCTGCTGCGCT